TAGACATAGTTTGGTTATCTGGAATTTAGGATGGCCATTTAAATAAAGGAGAATATGAAAAAGAAACAAAAGAAAGCAAGAAAAGTAAAGACTCAAAAAGAGCTTGATAAGATATCCTGTGGAAGTGCCAAATCATTTCCTAAACAATTAACTCGAGAAGATTTATTTAGATGTCCTATATGGTTTGCTGATGAACCTGCATTCGTAGATGATTTAAATAAAGCATCCGACTCTTATATTGAGACAGCAAAGAAAAATTTAAAAAAAGATATAGATAAAAGAAATAAAAAGTTTGGTGACAAAGGAGATATGGGCCATGTTTTTCATTCAACAACTTTAATGGGGGACCCTAATTTTAATCAATTAACTAATTACATAGGTGCAACGGCACATAATCTATTAGAAGAAATGGGGTTTGATCTAACTAATTACTCACTATTTACTACTGAACTATGGGTACAAGAATTTGCTAAAAAAGGCGGTGGACATCATACTTTACATACTCATTGGAATGGGCATATATCTGGTTTTTATTTTTTAAAAGCTAGTGAAAAAACATCTAGGCCTTTATTTGAAGATCCAAGACCCGGTAATATGATGAATCTTTTACCAGAAAAAGATAAAACAAAAGTAACGTACGCTAGCACACAAATAAATTATGCAGTAAAACCTGGAAGAATGATATTCTTTCCATCTTATATGCCGCATATGTATCAAGTAGATATAGGGTATGAACCATTTAGGTTTATACATTTTAACTGTCAAGCTATACCGAAAGGAGTATTGAATATTCAAAATGGACAACCAACAAAAGGAGATTTAAATGTCATTCAAAAAAAATAAATATACAGTATTAAAGGGAGCTATCAATAGAGAAATGGCTGATTTTTGTTTTGCTTATTTTTTAAATAAAAGAAAGGTAGCAAGATTTTTATTTGATCAAAAATATCTATCACCATTTACTGAGTATTTTGGAGTGTGGAATGATGACCAAGTTCCTAATACATACTCACATTACGGCGATATGGTTATGGAAACTTTATTACAAAAAGTAAAACCTGTAATGGAAAAACATACAAAATTAAAATTAAGTGAGACCTATTCTTATGCAAGAATTTATAAAAAAGGAGATGTCCTAGCTCGCCACAAGGATAGATATTCATGTGAGATATCTACTACCTTAAACCTAGGTGGTGATCCATGGCCAATTTATCTTGATCCAACAACTAAAACAGGTCAAGCAGGAATTAAAGTAGAACTAGAACCAGGAGATATGTTAATATATTCTGGGTGTGATTTAGAACATTGGAGAGAAGAGTTTACAGGCAAAGACTGTGCACAAGTGTTTCTACATTACAATACAGCAGGATCAAAAAATGCTAAAGAAAATGCGTTTGATAAGAGACCTTTTATAGGTTTACCTTCTTGGTATAAAGGCTTTACATTACCTAAAAAATAGTTTATATAATAGGCTTGGTGGGGGAAAATGCCACCACAGTTTCCCCTTCCTTAATAACCTATTGAAATCCCTAACAATCTGATATAATACCTAATAAACAGGTTTTTATATGCTACAGAAATTAGGTTTTATTCCAGGATTTAATAAACAAGTCACAGAAACGGGAGCCGAAGGGCAATGGTTTGATGGTGATAATGTAAGGTTTAGATACGGTACCCCAGAAAAAATAGGGGGCTGGCAGCAATTAGGACAATCTAAACTTACGGGTGCGTGTAGAGCAGTTCATCATTGGGATGATAATGCTGGTATTAAATATGCAGCTATAGGGACTAATAGAATTCTTTATGTTTATTCAGGAGATGTGTATTATGATATTCATCCTATTAGAGCCACGTTAACGGGTGCTGATTTCACGAGTACTAATTCTTCAAAAGTTGTCACAATTACATGTACCGGGACTCATGGATTAGTAGCAAATGATATTGTTAAATTTGACAGTGTAAGTAGTATACCTGGAACATCGGCCTATAGTAATGCCACGTTTGAAGATGAAAAATTCATGGTAACTTCAATACCAACTACTACAACTTTTACAATTACAATGGACTCAGCTGAGGGCAGTAGTCCTATGACTAATGCTGGATCGACATCAGTTCTTTGTTATTATAATGTAGGACCCGCATTACAGTTAGGGGGCTATGGATGGGGGACAGCGTTATGGGGCGGTCTTGCTCTTGGTGCTTCTACAAATACCCTAGCATCAGGTATTAATGACACTGTAACAGATATTCCTTTAACTAACTCTGCCGCTTTTCCTGCATCTGGGGAAATAAGAATTGGATCAGAGGATATAAGTTATACTAATAATAATACTACAACTAATATTTTAAGCGGAGGTGCTAGAGAAGTTAATGGTACAACTAAAGCGTCTCATAGTGGAGGAGACACGGTTACTAATATATCAGGATACGTTGCCTGGGGGGACCCATCTTCTGCTGACTTTACTATTGATCCAGGAATGTGGATATTAGATAACTACGGAACAAAATTAATCGCACTTATTTACAATGGTAAGTGCTTTGAGTGGGATGCAGCAGCAAGTGGCGCAGTCAATAATCGTGCTACATTATTAGCAAATGCACCCACAGCATCACGTCATGTATTAGTATCTACACCAGATAGGCACTTAGTATTTTTTGGTACTGAAACAGCTGTAGGTACATCTAATACACAAGACGATATGTTTATAAGGTTCTCTTCTCAAGAAAGTATTGATGCCTCTGATTCATACACCGTTAAAGCAAACAATACCGCAGGTACTCAAAGACTGGCTGATGGTTCTAAAATTATGGGAGCTATCAAAGGTAGGGATGCAATCTATGTATGGACAGATACGGCCTTGTTTCTTATGAAGTTTGTTGGTCAACCATTTACCTTCTCGTTTGAGCAGGTTGGTACTAACTGTGGATTGCTAGGAAAGAACGCTAACATTGAAGTAGATGGTACAGCCTACTGGATGTCAGAGAACGGATTCTTTGCATATGACGGTCAATTAAAATCATTACCTTGTTTAGTAGAAGACGCTGTTTATGATGACCTTAACTCTACTTCAAGAGACTTAGTTAATGCGGGATTAAATAATTTATTTGGGGAAATAAGTTGGTTTTATTGTACCTCAGCATCTGACGTGGTGAACAGGGTGGTCACTTATAATTATTTAGACTCTACAATTAAACGTCCTATATGGACAACAGGAACTTTATCAAGGACCGCTTGGGCGGATTCATCAGTGTTTCCTAAACCACATGCAACTTATTATAATGAAAGCGATGATGCATCTTTTGATGTTACTGGTAATACGGACGGAAGTACGATATACTATGAACACGAAACAGGGACCGATCAAATTGTGGCTGGGGGAACAGTAACCGCAGTTTTGGGATCTATTACATCTGGTGATTTTGATATTACTCAGAAAAAAAGTACTACAGGGGCTAGTGTAGGTATGCCAGATCTTAGAGGAGACGGAGAATTTATTATGAGGATAAGTAGGTTTATACCAGACTTTATTTCACAGACAGGAAACACACAAGTTAGTTTTGTAACTAAAAATTATCCAAATAGCTCTGGAACTACTACAAATTATACTGTTACTTCTGGTACGACAAAAACAGATACAAGATTAAGAGCACGATCAATTGCTCTTAAGATTGCAAACACAGGTACTTCAGAAGATTGGAAACTAGGAACTTTTAGATTGGATATACATCCAGGAGGAAGAAGATAATGTCTACTTTTTATACTGGAGTTGATAAACAAAGATATGACGCAGGCGAAAAGTTTTTGCCTATGAATAAATTTCTTGCTAGCTATACAGCACCTACTACAAATGTAGAAGAAGAAGTAACAACATCATATGGAATACCTAACACTAATGCTTTTACTTATAATAATAATCAAAATTATTATCCAGGTAAAACTTCAAATTTAGTTTCTAATTTTAATAGAGATATACAGGCATATAATGAAAGAGTTAAGGAAGGCAATAGGCCTTTAAGAGAAGCACAGTTTCCAGCTTTTCCAAGCATTAGTAATGCGCAAAAGATGTATAATAAAGCTTCTGCTAATTATGATACAAGCCCGCAATCTTTGACTCAAACTTTTACAGGAATGAGGCCATCTAAACAAGTCATGGACCATTATAATGAACAGATAATGGATCACCACGAAAAAGCTAGAACAGGACAGTTTGGTCCCAGTTATATTGAAGGAGAAAAACCTACATGGTCAAGAAGAATAAGTGATTTTGCTTACGACCATATTCCTGGAATAAATAGACCTCAATCTTACGAAGATATTATGACTAGCGGATATATACAACCACGAGGAATGATACCAGGAATTATGGGCATCATGAGTAATTTTGGGTTGAAGAATTATGCAGGTCTACCTCAGGCTGATCAGGCGTTTATAGCATCTAAAAGAGGTTATAAAGGACCAACAATATTTGGAGACAATACAACTGGAACAAATAAAGATCCTTTTGGTATTAATGTAGACTCCATGTTTGGAAACTATGCAGACTATAGTAAAAAAGAATCAGCTAGATTAGATGAGCAAATAGAGAAATCACAAAAAAATTACATTGATAAATACGGAAGTTTAGATGATGAAAATGAATACGGAAAAAGTTGGTATGAAATGAATAAAACGAACCTAGCTCGACAAAGTTTTTATAATCAAAACGTAGTGGATTTTCAAAACATAAGTTCTGATTTAAGTTTAATAGATCAAGCTCGAGCATATGATAGACAAAGAGTTCAAGCAAAGATAAATAAAGATGAACAAGCTATAAACGAGGCAGCCAAACAAGGTAAAGCTACAGGATCAGTTAATCCTGCTGTTGATTCAAGTTATTCTGGAGGTAGTGCTAACCCACATACAGATACAGGGTGGAGTGGATCAGAAAAAAGTTCATCGAGTAAATCATCTTCTTCTGGAAATTATGGAAGAGACCCAGGGGGTCATCATTGGGCTGATGGTGGAAGAGTAGGTTTAAGATATGGAGGAATACTAGGTATTTTATAATGGCAAAGATCGTACAATCATTAACAAGAGCTGAAGAAGAATATAGCAGAAAGAACTTACAATCATTGATCAGGGACCTTGATGGTGTAATTACAAAATTAAACTCTTCATTTCAAGATGAAGTTAAACAAGAGATAGAAGCTAAGAGCTTCTTTCTGGATTCATAATGGCAGTAGTAAACGAATATAAATTTTATGGTAAAACAGTAACAGCTGCTGAAAGTAATAATCTTTTAGAGCCAGGAGATAATGAAACTATTATTGTTAAATCTCTACATGTTACTAA